TGGAGTAATTGGTCAAGGAGGACTTTTATTAGCACGGATTCCTGAAGAAATTGTTAACGAAAGAAATCAATACTTTAGGGATAAAACCAACACACAGATGGAGGCTGTTGATAGAGATTTGATGAAAGAATCAAACCCTGCAATGCCAATATCTAAAGAAAGAAAGTCTCAAGTCGCCTTTGGCGGTAAGAGACAAGGTTAATAAAATTCTTATTTAGGAGACTTAAATGGCAAATCAAGATGCTGCTTTTGGCATGAGACCAGTCAAGATGATAGGGGGAGCACCCTACACTGGTGGTCAAAGCCGATATAGAATTGCTGCCAATTACGGAACTGCTATCTTTCAAGGCGACATGGTCGCTCAAGTTACTGGAGGCGGTGTAGAAGTACACGCTGATGGTGGTACAGTGCCGATAGTTGGAGTGTTCAATGGGTGCAGATATACTGACCCAACAACGAAAAAGGAAACTTTTTCCAACTTTTATCCTGCAAGCACAAATGCTTCAGACATTGAGGCCTTTATTATAGATGACCCAAATGTTATCTTTGAAGTTCAATGTAATGCTGCATTTCCTATTGCAGATTTATTTGGTAACTTTGACATTGTTTACACAAGTTCAGGGTCTACTGTAACAGGAATTTCTGGTGCAGAGTTGAATGTTAGTGATGGTGCAACCACCGCAACATTATCAGTCAAAGCGATTGATATATCTCAAGATCCAGAAAATTCAGATGTGTCATCAGATGCGACTAATGTTTATGTTGTGATTCAAAATCACATATTTGGACAGAAGTCTGCTGGATTAGCGTAAGGGAGATTAGATTATGGCTATATCAAGAGCACAACTCGTAAAAGAGTTAGAACCTGGTCTTAACGCATTATTCGGCATGGAATATGATCGTTATGATCAAGAGCATACTGAAATTTATGAAACAGAATCTTCTGACAGAGCTTTTGAAGAAGAGGTTATGTTGAGTGGTTTTGGAAATGCTGCAACAAAATCAGAAGGTGCTGGAGTAACCTTTGATACTGCAAATGAAGTCTATACTTCAAGATATACAATGGAAACCATTGCATTGGCTTTTGCATTAACAGAAGAAGCAATGGAAGATAATTTGTATGATCAACTTGGAGCAAGATACACAAGAGCATTAGCAAGGTCTATGGCACACACAAAGCAAGTCAAAGCGGCTGCCACATTAAACAATGCGTTTAATTCCAGTTTTACTGGCGGTGATGGTGTTGAACTTTGTTCAGATGCACACCCACTAGGTGGTGGTGGTACATTTAGAAATGAACCATCAACTGCGGCAGACCTTAATGAAACATCATTAGAAAATGCTCTTATTGACATTTCAAACTTTGTTGATGAGAGAAACATGATTGTTGCATTAAGAGGAATGAAATTAATTATTCCACCTGCGTTGCAATTTGTTGCAGATAGACTTCTTGAGTCTACATTAAGGTCTGGATCAGCGGACAATGATGTAAACGCAATTAAAAATATGGGTATGTTACCAGAGGGTTATACAATTAACCATTTCTTAACAGACACAGATGCGTTTTTCATTAAAACTGATGCTCCAAATGGGTTTAAATACTTTGAAAGAATCCCATTAAGCACAAGCATGGAAGCTGATTTTGATACAGGAAATATGAGATATAAAGCTAGAGAGCGTTATGCCTTTGGTTTTTCAGACCCTCGTGCTGTATTTGGCTCACCAGGAGCCGCATAGTAAACTTCTCCTCGAAGTTTGCCTTAACGGGGACAGTTCTTGCTGTCCTCGTTTTTTTATGTATAATAAAAATACCTTGACGAAGAATTAACTTCGACATTGGCCAAGACAAGGAGATTAACATGGCTAATACAACCTTTTCAGGTCCAGTCCGTTCAAAGGGTGGATTTAACGTAATCAATGAAAATAGCACCACTGGTGCAATAACAGAAACTGGTTTTTCAGTTAATTCAACTGGACAACTAATATCTATGGGTACAAGGAAAATTCAAACATTTGCAATAAGTCTTGCTGATACTAATGCAGCGAGTGTTACTTATGGAGATGATGATGTTTTAGTTGAACTAGGTGCTTTAAATACAGATCATCCAGATGCTTTAGTGACTGCTTCAAAGTTTTTTATTCACAAAGTGGTTATAGGTATAACAACCGCAGCAACAAGTGATGCTAACTCAATAGCTAATCTACAATTAAGTGCAACATCTGGAACTGCAACCAATACTGCAATATCATCTGGAACAGAAATTGTAGGTGCGGGAGTAGCTTCTTTTAATCCAAGAATATCTGCAACAGACTCTGTAACAGAAGTAGATATAGATTTAGATGCAACTGCTGGTAATTTTCATGTGTTTACACCAAACATAAGTGCAGCCATAGCAAGTAAAAATTTATATTTATGTGCAGGTGATGCTTGTGATACTGCTCTTACTGCTTTCCGTGCAACCTTGGAAATAGAATATTCAGTTTACTAATAGGAGAGTAATATGGCAGATGCAGTTACCTCACAAACTCTAATTGACGGCCACCAAACTGCTGTCTTTAAGTTCACTAACATCTCTGATGGAAGTGGTGAAAGTGCAATTAAAAAAGTCGATGTTTCTGCTTTAGCAACAAATGTAAGAGGCGAGGCTTGTACTAGAGCCACCATTGAAAAAATTTGGTGGCAGTGTAATGGTATGAAAGTCAAAGTTTTATTTGATGCTTCAACAGATGATTTTTGTATTGAATTAGGCGAAAATCAAAGTGGACATCATGATTATACAAGTTTTGGTGGATTAACTAATCCAGCAAGTTCTGGTGTAACTGGTGACATAATGTTTACTACAGTTGGACACTCATCAGCAGATAGTTATACAATTATCATGCAAGTCAGAAAGAGTTATGATTGATGACTAGGAAACGAGATAAACAACCTCCAAAAACCAAAAAGTATTTTCGCTCTACTAAAAGTGGAGCGGGAATGACAAAGGCGGGGGTTGCTCGTTATCGTAGAGAAAATCCAGGTAGTAAATTAAAAACGGCAGTAACTGGTAAAGTTAAGGCAGGAAGTAAGGCTGCAAAAAGACGTAAATCATTTTGTGCAAGAAGTGCAGGACAAATGAAAAAGTTTCCAAAGGCAGCAAAAAATCCAAATAGTCGATTAAGACAAGCAAGAAGAAGATGGAAGTGTTGACATGACAAGTAAAGAATTATTAAAAATGTTGGAAAAACATGAGCAAGTTTGTAATGCTAGATTTGATGGGATAAATGAAAAGTTAAATAAACTAGATAACAGATTGTGGGTTATTGTTTCGTTAATTATCGTTGCTAGTGGATTGGAGCAACTAATTTAATGGTGATGGGAAGGTCGCAGATGTCAAAGCAAGTGACCAAACCACCGCAGAAAAGGAAGTGGAGTGCTAAAAGAAAGAGGAAAATCAATTGTGCCAGACCTCGTGGATTTTCTGAAAAAGCACATTGTGCCTCTAAAAAAAGGAGAGGTAATAAAAGGAAAACCAGTTAAAAGATGTTATCAATGCCAAAAAACATATTTTATGTGTGATTGTTGGAGATTAGAAAAAAGGAGATTTTAATGCCAAAAGACGCTTGTTATCATAAAGTAAAAGCTAGATATAGAGTTTTTCCATCCGCTTATGCCTCTGGAGCAATAGCAAAATGCCGAAAGGTAGGAGCCGCTAATTATGGTAAAGGTGGTAAAAAAGCAAAGAAAAAAGCCGAAGGCGGTGTTGTTTTAATGAAAAATGGTGGAAATGTATCAAAAGGCAAAGTCAAACGACCATCTAAAAATCCAAACATAGCAAGAGGTTGTGGTGCAGTTATGAGTAATAGAAGAAAAGTTACAAAGTTTAGATAATGGCTGTAAGAAAAACAAAAGCTGGTTTAGCACTAAAGCGTTGGTTTAAGGAAGATTGGAAAGATCAACGCACTGGCAAAAAATGTGGCAGACAAAAAGGTGAAAAAAGAGGTACACCTTATTGCAGACCTACAAAGCGTATATCTTCAAAGACACCAAAGACTGCATCAGAAATGTCTGCATCTGAAAAAAGAAAAAGAATATCTCAAAAGAAAAGATTAGGACAACCAGCGGGTAAACCAAGAAGAGTTCAAGCAGCTAGACGCAGAAAAAAGAAATGAATGATGAGTATAAGAACATAGAAGAACAGATTTGCGATGAAATTCGTGAATGGTCTAAATTTGCATTGGAAAAACCAAATACTCATTATAACAATTTGCCTTCTTGTCCTTTTGCTAAAACAGCATGGCAAAACAAAAAAGTAGGATTTGCTTTTAAAAATTTAAAATCTTATACAATTTTACATACAATGATAAATGAATTTGATGACAAAAAAGACTTAATAATTGTTGTAGACATGATGTATGAGAAAAATGATAAGTTTCATGAATATTTAAATTTTTTAAATGATATGATACATAAAAATTATTTTTCCCAAAGAGATATTTGGGTAATGGGATTTCATCCTAATGACGATGTAAATGATTTAATAGATAATGGATCTTTTACAGAAATAGTTAAGGAGGAATATGCTTTGATCTTTGTACAAAGATTAAGTAAACTTCAAGAGAGTGCAAATAAATTGAAGAAACTTGGATATTATGATAAATATTATAATATATATAATGTTGAAGATATTTATGAACAAAGAGAAAAATACTATAACCAACTTAAAAGGAGTATAAAATGGCAATGAGTCCTAGAAAAATGATGGCTATGGGCGATCAACTTAAAAATGCTGCAAAAAAAATGATGGGGGGTGGCAAAGTTAAAAAAATGAGAGGTGGTGGCATGGCTATGAAAAAGATGCGTGGCGGTGGCATGGCTAAAAAAATGAAAAAAGGTGGTAAAGCCTAATGACAACATCAAGTTCTACAAATTTTGAATTAGATGTTGCGGAATATGTTGAAGAGGCTTTTGAAAGATGTGGTTTAGAGGCTAAAACAGGCTACGATTTGCAAACCGCTAGACGTTCCATGAATATCATGTTAGCAGAGTGGGCGAATCGTGGTCTTAATCAATGGACTATACAACAAAGGACACAAACAGTTACTGCAAATGATTCAGAATATAATTTAGATACTGATGTTATTGATATTTTATCTTTAGTAGTAAGAAGAAGTGGAACAGATTTTAGTATGACAAGGATAAGTAGAGATTCTTTTTTAAACTTACCTAACAAAACTTCTACTGGCAGACCCACACAATATTTTTTAGATAGGCAAATAACTCCAAATTTAAAACTATTTCCTACACCAGAAAACAGCACAGATGTTATTGTTTATGATGCTTTAACACGAATACAAGATGCTGATACTTCCGCAAATACTATGGAGATACCTTTTAGATTTTACCCATGCTTAACTGCTGGATTAGCATATTATATAGCAATGAAAAGAGCACCAGATAGAATACAGTTACTTAAAACTGTTTACGAAGAAGAGTTTGAAAGAGCTATGGGTGAGGATCGTGATAGATCTGCGTTTAGCATTACGCCAAAATTGGATTACTATAAGGTTGGATAATGGCTTTTGCTAGTGGTAAATATGCTTACAGAATATCAGATCGTTCTGGTTTTAGGTATAGAATAAAAGATACAAGAAAAGAATGGAACGGATCTGTTGTAGGAAAAGATGAATATGAACCAAAGCATCCTCAATTAGAACCTTTACGAACACAAGCAGATGCAGAGGCAATCAGAGATGCAAGGCCAGATGTTGAGGATGACGGAAAAAAGTTTATAGTTTATACAAACACAGGATTAGGTAATTTAGGATCTTTGCTTACAACTTTTAGTGCAACGGCTTCAGTAGGAACAGTAACAGTGAGTGTGACATGAGTTTTACATTAACAACTTTAAAGCAATCAATACAAGATTGGACACAAAATGATGAAACAACTTTTGTGAATGAGTTAGATTTTATAATTAAAAATGCAGAAGAAAGAATATTTAAAGTTGTTGATTTAGATTATTTTAGAAAAAATGTTACAGGGACTATGACAAGTGGTAATAAATTTTTACAAAAACCATCAGATTATTTAGCTACATTTTCTTTGTCTTTTGTAAATTCAAGTAGTCAAAATGTTTTTTTATTGCAAAAAGATGTTAATTTTATACAAGAATTTACACCTAATCCTACTACAACTGGAAGTCCGAGGTTTTATTCATCTTTTGATGTAGACAATTTCATAGTGGCACCAACTCCAGACACAAGTTACAGTGTAGAGTTACATTATTATTATAGACCTGCTTCAATTACAACAGATGATTCTGGAACTACATGGATAAGCACTAACGCACCCGATGCTTTATTGTATGCTTGTCTTGTAGAGGCTTACACGTTTATGAAAGGTGAAAATGATCTTTTACAATTATACACTGCAAGATTCACCGAGGCTATTAGTAGGTTAAAGATATATGGCGAAGCTCAAGAGAACACAGACGCATTTAGAGAGGGATTAGTAAGAGTTCCTAAACAATAGAAGGTAGTAAATGAAAAATAAAAGTGTTGCTATTGTTGCATTAGGCAATAGTTGTGCCGAATATATGATGGCAAAAATAAGAAGTGAAAAGTTTGATGAGACTTGGGCAATCAATTCTGTTTCATCTGTTATATTTCACGATAAAATGTTTATGATGGACCCTCCATCAAGATTTCTTGATACTCCAAATGCAGGTAAACAAACAGACGTAATGTCTGAAAGATTGAAAAAAAAACTTAATATACCTATTTTTTCTTGCACGTTAGACAAAAGATGCCCTGATGTTGTTGAGTATCCATTACAAGAAGTTTTGCAAAAAACTGGTTATGCCTATTTAAACAATACAGTTGCTTATGCAATAGCTTATGCAATAGCACAAGAGGTAAAAGAATTGCATTTATATGGTATAGATTTTACTCACAAAAATGTTGCATTTGCAGAGGCTGGAAGAGGTTGTTGTGAATTTTGGTTAGCAATAGCAATATCAAAAGGTATAAAAATTAACATTGCTTATAATTCTTCATTGTTAGATACTAATGTTCCAGATGATGAAAAACTTTATGGCTATCATAGATTAGATGATCCAATTATTTCTACAACCACACAAGGCAGTATGTTAATAACAAAAAAATCAAAATTAGAACCACCAGAGCCTTTGGATTCTAAACCAAATTTAATCGGCAGAGAAGATATACCTGGCATCAGTTATGAGGAGAAAGAAAATGTTTAATGTAAGTTTTTCAGAGATAGGAAGTGTTAATGTTAAAACATCAAATGATGGAGGTCTAACTAATGAACAGATTGCAGATCTAGCAGTAGATAAGATAGCAAGTATATCTGATCAAGCACCACCACATATTAGACAACAGGCTAAATTGTTTAAAGAACAATTGAAAGGAATACTCTATCATTATATTCTGTTGGCAAGAAGAGAGGAGCGTGCTAATATTATCCAAGTCCTACGATCAAGTGGTCAAAAGGAAACGGCTGAATATATAAGGAGACTCTAATATGGCTATAGCACAAGCAATGTGTACTTCCTTCAAGCAAGAGTTAATGTTGGGTACACATAATTTTGCCACCAATGGCAACGCATTTAAACTTGCGCTTTATGCAGAAGGTGGTGGTGGAAAGTCATCAACAACTGCAACATTAGGTGCAACAACAACTGCTTTTACAACAACTGGCGAAGTAGCAAATAGTGGTTCATACACATCTGGTGGTGGAGCTTTAACAAAAGTTGCTCCAACAACATCTGGTACAACTGCTTTTACAGATTTTGCTGATTTAAGTTTTACAACTGCGACAATTACTGCAATGGGTGC